CGTCCACATTTAGGTCTTCCACCTTGGTTTAAACGTTAATTGAAATGACAAAAATTAAAGAAAGAAAAGCAACTTTAGGTTTAAACTGGGTTAATTTAAAACCAACAGAAAATAAAATTAAGTCTTCTTTAGGATTAGAAATCCCCTATTGGTTTTGGTCAAGTGACGTATTACAATTTAATAAGAAAAAATCTGTATCTTTTTTATTAAAAAAAGAAAAAGAAATAATGAATAAATATCCTTCAGCCGGAGATGGAGGCACAGATTTAGCTAATGGTTTGACCTCAAGATATCAGTTTTATAATTTTTTAAAACTAAAGTCTCCTGCGCTAAAAGGTTTACAAGAACACATTATAAAAAATATTAAAATGTGTATTGATCAATTTAATAGAGAAGGAAAGAATATTCCTACTAATGATTTATGGGCTATTTGTTGGTTTAATGTTCTAAGGAAAAATGAAAAAATAAGTCAGCATAAGCATCGTGGAATATGGGACGCTGAGAAAAGCTTCTTAAGTGGACATTTAACTATTCAGGCAGAATCTACATCTACTCACTATCTTTCAGTTTGTGAAAACTATGCTTGGTGTATAGAAAATATTCCAGGTCAATTGATTATTTTTCCTACATATGTGCCTCATTATACAGACACAACATTATCTAAAAGTCCTAGAATCAGTGTTGCTTTTGATGTGTATGATAAAAAAGACCTAGGTGAGCCAGCTTTCATAGATAGGGGAACCTGTATCCCTATTCATATATAACCTCCTTGCACTCTATTTAAAAATACTATATTTCTGTTTAAAAACTAGTATAGTAGTATAATGTTACAAAAACTAAACTTTTTACCTGGATTTAATAAACAACTAACACCCACACAAGCTGAAGGCCAATGGGTTGATGGTGATAATGTTAGATTTAGATATAACACACCTGAAAAAATAGGTGGATGGCAACAACTAGGACCTAATGAAATAACAGGCTCTGCAAGAGCTATGCACCATATTGTTAATAGGTCAGGAATTAAATTTTCAATTATTGGTACAAACAGGGTTTTATACGCTTACTCAGGTGGTGTGTTTTACGACATACATCCTATTAAATCTACAACAACTTTAACAAGTGCTTTTAGCACTACAAATGGATCGCCAACTGTAACTATAACTTTTGCTACCGGTCATGGTCTTGCGCCTGGAGATATAATTTTATTAGATAATTTTACAGCGATAACTGGATCTAATTATTCTGCATCAGACTTTGATGATAAAAAATTTATGGTGACTTCAACGCCAACAAACACCACTATAACTGTTACAATGCCTTCTAATGAAAGCGGCTCAGGTGCTACAACATCTGGAGGTATTAGAGTTCAAATTTATTATCCAGTGGGACCAGCAGAGCAATTACCCGGATTTGGTTATGGACTTGGATCTTGGGGAGGTGAAGTATCTAACCCATTAACAACAACTTTAAACGGAGCTTTAGGTGACAACACCGCGGGAACAGGTGGATCAGGAACTTCTGTTACATTAGTTAGTACTACAAACTTTCCATCAACAGGTACAAATTTTGTTAAAGTGGGAACAGAAGAAATATCTTACACAGGTGTTTCAGGAAATAATTTAACAGGAATAACAAGAGCAGTTAGAGGAACAACAAGAGCTGCACACTCAAACGGAGCCACTGTAACAAATACTTCAGACTTTGTAGCGTGGGGAGAAGCCGCTTCAGGAGATTTAGTTATAGATCCAGGTTTATGGTCAATAGATAACTTTGGTGATAAAATTATTTCACTTATACATAACGCGCAAGTTTTTGAATGGGACTCAAATTTATCAAATGCTACATCAACAAGAGCAACAATTATATCTGGAGCACCTACGGCATCTAGAGATATGTTAGTATCTACACCGGATAGACACTTAGTATTTTATGGAACAGAAACAACAATTGGAGATCAAACAACACAAGACGATATGTTTATTAGATTCTCTGATCAAGAAAATATTAATGTATACACACCTACAGCAACTAACACTGCTGGTACACAGAGACTTGCAGATGGATCTAGAATTATAGGAGCTGTTAGAGGTAGAGATGCTATTTATGTTTGGACAGATACATCATTATTTACAATGCGTTTTATTGGTCCACCATTTACATTTGGTTTTGCACAAGTAGGTACAAACTGTGGATTGATTGGTATGAATGCAGCATTAGAAGTAGATGGTGCTGCGTACTGGTTATCAGATAATGGTTTTTTTAGATACTCTGGTAATCTTGAAACTATGACATGTTTAGTAGAAGATTACGTATTTGATGATATTAACACAACAGCTAATCAACTTGTAAATGCTGGTTTAAATAATTTGTTTGGTGAAATTACTTGGTTTTATTGTTCATCAGGATCGACAATTGTAAATAGGTCTGTAACTTATAACTATGCAGAGTCATCTCCACAAAGACCAATATGGACAACAGGTTCTTTAGCTAGAACAACTTGGGTTGATTCAGCTGTGTTTGGTTTACCTCATGCCACATCTTATAATGCATCAGGAACATCTTCTGATTGTGTTGGAAATACAGATGGTGCCACTACATACTATCAACATGAAACAGGAACTGATCAAGTAACCTCTTCAGCAACTACAACTATAGCTGCAAATATAGAATCTGGAGATTTTGATATTACTAGAGGCCAGGGTGGAGGAGCTGATCTTAGAGGAGGAGATGGAGAATTTATTATGAAGATAAGAAGATTTATACCCGACTTTTTATCTCAAACAGGGAATACACAAGTAACATTACAATTAAGAGATTATTCAAATAGCTCACAAGCAAGTTCACCTCTTGGACCCTTTACAATAACATCGTCAACAACTAAAGTAGATACAAGAGCTAGAAGTAGATCAGTAGCATTAAAAGTAGCAAACACGGGATCAGCTCAAGATTGGAAACTAGGAAGTTTTAGGTTAGATATACAACCAGACGGAAGAAGATAATGGCAAAAATAGTATTAGCATTTACAAGACCTAGTAAAGATTATAATCAAAATGTAGCTGATGCATTGATTAGAGATCTTGACGGATTAGTACAAAAATTAAATTCTACTTTTCAACAAGATCTTAAAGAAGAAACACAAAGATTAACATGGTTTAGTATGGGAGGAAGCAGTGGCTAATAGATATAAAAATGCGCAATTTGATTTAACTTCAACTAACAAAACGGACGTTTATACTTGTCCTTCTAACTCAAGAGCTATTGTACAAAATATACATACAGCTAATGTTGGTGGTAGTAATGTTGAAATAAAAGCTTTTATTTTTGATAACTCAGCATCAACTAGTTTTCAATTTGCAGAGCACACTGTAAATACAGGTACTTCTAAATCAATAGCTGATGGTACTATTATATTAGAAGAAAGTGACAAACTACAACTGCAAGCAGCTACGGCTGATATTTTTGAAGGTACAGTTGCAATATTAGAATTTGACAGAACATAGGAGGAAAAATGACAGACAAGACAGTAAACTTAGATGGTAAAGAAATACCTTTAATAGAGCCGGCAGAAGTAATTACGACAATAAAAAACAAGAAAACAGGCGAAATATACAAGAACGAAGAAGAGTTAAAGGCAGCTAATGTAGCTTTAGAAGACGTACAAAGAGATGTGTTAGTTAAGATGCCAAAGCTTGATTTGTTTAGTAAAACAAAGTAGAGTACGTATTCAGGTTTTCCCTGCTTACTAATTAATTAATTATGACAATATCTAGAGGACAGATGAACAGACAATTATACATGGGCGGCGGCATTATGAATGCTGTGCCTAGAGAACAATATGGTTTTGGAAGTATTTTTAAAGGCGTAAAGAAAGCAGTTAAAGGAGTAACAGGAGCTGTTAAAGATATTGCAAGTTCTGATTTAGGTAAAGCTGCGTTAGCAGGAGCTGCAATGTACTATGCACCTGGTTTTGGTATTAAAGCTCAAGGAGGTTTAGCACCTTTTTTACAAGGAGCTAAAACTGGGATCGGTAATTTTTTATTAGGAATGCCTGGCGATACGGGGGGTAGAGTTGCTGGTACAAGATTTGGTGGTTTAAGTAAATTATTTAGTAAAATTCCAGGCGGCGGTATAACAGCTGGAATAGTTGGATCTTCTGTATTAGCAGGTTTATTAAGTAAACAACAAATGGCAGAGATAGACGAAGCAGATCCTGATGAAAGAGGAGATATCGTTGCAGAAAAATTAAGACAATCATTAACTAGATTAGGTGTTAGTGGAGAAGAATTAGAGAGAAGAGTTGCTGAAGGCGTATCAGAATATACTGGATACACGTCAAAAGCAGAAGGTGGTAGAATAGGTTTTGATATGGGAAGTCCACGTAAAGGTA